TTTTTTTTTTTTTATTTTTTAAAGTATATTGTGAATACTAAAAAGGAATAAAAAATGAATGATTTAGATACCATAGATGATAGTGTTTTTTTAATAAAAGAAAAATCTTTATCACCAGAACAAATTAATTTTCAAAGTAATATAAAAAAAATACTTACAGAATTAGAAACAATACTTATAGAAAAAAATATTAAATATGGTAATTCAGCATTAAAACCTAAACGTATATTTTCTAAGGCATCTCCTGAAGAACAATTAAAAGTTAGAATTGATGATAAATTAAGTCGTATATCTAATATGGGTAGCGACGTTTCTTTAGATGAAGATACAGTATTAGATTTAATTGGATATTTAGTATTATATAAAATTAGTTTGTTAAATAAAACACTTATTAAAGAGTAATTAATTATGCATGAATATAGTACTTTATTATTAAAATGTATAACTCTATTATATAGACAATCATTAATTGAAAATGGTGCAGATAATGATGGTCTTATAAGAACAATATTAGATACTATAAATACAGACCAACCTGAATTAAATTTTAATGGTCATAATAGTATTAAAAGTCTTAAAAGTTTTATTCTTCAAATGCTTAATAAAGAAGAAGATTGTTCTAAAGAAATTATAATATCTAGAGTTAAACTTATATTAGAAGTAGATGATAGACTTTATTCAGCTATAGAACAAGGTATAAATGCTGAGTATGATGAAGGAACTAATAAACGTGTTGTAATAAGTCTAGTTAAATACCTAGGTAGCGCATATAGAGAACATTTAATTACTAATCTTATTAATAGAGCTAATTATGATATTAAATTTAATAAAGCTAAGATCACTAATATTTATGATTATGTAAATGATTTAATAACTAAGTTAGAACCATTAACTAATAATTCAACTATTAAAGACCCAGCGTTAATGGATGAAATAGATTTATATAATGAAGAATCACTTAATAATGTATTTAGTAATATTAAGAAATCAGCTAATGGTAGTATAGTATTTAAAACTGGTTGGCAAGCTTTTAATACTATGTTACAAGGTGGTTTTAGAAGAGGTGAATTTACAACTATAGCTGCATTACAACATAAATATAAAACTGGTTTTACATTATCTATATTTATGCAAATTGCTTTACATAATAAACCTGTTATGTTAGATGCAACTAAAAAACCTTTATTATTACGTATTTCATTTGAAGATTCTATACTTAATAATTTACAATTTATGTATCAATATTTACGTGTGCATGATAATAATGGTTTTACTGAAAAAGAATTAGAAACTACAGATATTAAAGATATGTCTAAATATGTAACTGAAAGATTAACTGTAAATGGATTTCATATTAAAATGCTTAGAGTTGACCCTACACAATGGTCATATAAAGATATATGTAATAAAGTTATAGAAATGGAATCTTTAGGTTATGAAGTTCAAGTTCTTATGTTAGATTATTTAGCATTAGTACCTACAACTGGTTGTACTATGGGAGTAATAGGCGGTGACAGAAGAGATCAATTTAGAAGGGTCCGTAATTTCTGTTGTAGTAAAAATATATCAGTAATAACTCCACATCAATTATCTAGTGAAAGTAAACAAATTATACGTGCTGGTATAGTACCAGAAGCTTATTTTGTTAAAGAAATAACTGAAAAAGGTTATTATGATGGATGTAAAACTTTAGACCAAGAAATAGATTTAGAAATATATATTCATTTATTTAATTATAAAAGAAAAACATTCTTAGCTGTACAAAGAGGTAAACATAGATTAACTACTAATATTGATCAAGATGATAAATATTTTATGTTACCTTTTATTAATAAAGATATACCGTTGTTAGAAGATTTAAATGGTAACATAAGTTCAATAAAAATATTACCTAAGGAAATAGGAACTAATAGTAATTCTGCCATATTAAATGAAATATTAGGTAGTTAAATAGTATATATCACACTTAAATAATAAGTGTGATATATACTATGCATTTGATTTTATTTCAGTTACTTATATATAATATGTACTAGTTTATGTATTACATCTGAACATATCGTTTAGGTGATATGTAGGTTAGAAATTTCAAGGAGAATCAAAATGAAATACTCGGCTGAATATGTTGGAAAAACTTTTATTGATACAGTGTTACAATATTATGTAAAAATAATAAATAACAAAAATAACAAAAAGATACCATTTAATGATATCACAAAAGAAATTCTCCTAGGGATAGGAGAAGTTAAGTGGACAAGTAGTACTGGTGATAAAATAAATATTACCTTTTCACCTAGGGGAGACAAATGTCTCCTCGAAGTAAAGTCAAACAATAATACACTTAATTTAGAAAGTATATTCATAAATCAGGAACCATGGAAGGTGTTTGAGTATACGAATTAGACACCAGATATTAAGTGGCGGGAAATAACCACTTAAAATTCTTACATGGTAGAAGGTTAAAGTAATCTACCATGTATGTTAAATAACTACCACGCCTAAAAAGTGTGGTAGTTATTTTTTTTTTCTTTTTTTCTTAGATAACTTGATATCAAATTACATTGAGGTTATAATGCTAATAAAAAGAATAGAGTTATATAAATATAAAAGATTACCTCTATATGGTAAAGATTCTTTTATAGTAGATTTTACACATAAACTTAATATAATATTAGGTTCAAATGGTTGTGGTAAAAGTAGTTTATTATCAGAATTATCACCTATGCCCCCTAATAAAGAAGATTTTTATGATGGCGGTTATAAGATAATAGAAATAGAAATGGATAATAATAATTATATTTTATCATATACATTTGATAAAGCACCTAAATATAGTTTTAAGTACAATAATGAAGAGTTAAATGTAGCTAATTTATTAACTACACAAAAAGAATTAGTTTATAGATACTTTTATATAACACAAGATATATTAGATATACTAATAGGTAAAAGTAATTTTACCGATATGACACTTATACAACGTAAAAAACTAATAAATAATCTTTCTAATCTTAATATAGATGTTATGCTTAACATGCACGATACTTTAAAAGAAGAACTTAAAGTACAACAAGGTTTATTAAAATCACAAACTAATATATTAACTATAGAAACAAATAAACTATTAGATAAAACTAAACTAGAAGAAACAAATGCAAAAATAATAACTATTTCTAATAATATAAATACCTTATTAGAAATAAGAACTTCATTATTTAAATATGTTATACCTAATACATTAGATAATTCTATTATTAATTATAAACAAGTAAAAGATAAATTAGACACTATTATTAGTAAATACTATTTATTAATTACATCACATCCTATATTACAGTATGAAGATAATAAACATAATATTAATATAACTATATCTAACTATAATACAGAACTTAAATATTTATATACTAATTTAGAACAATTAGAATCTAAAAATAAGTTATTAATATTAAAGAAAACAAATAATGAAACAGTTATACAATCTAAAATAAATAATATAATAAATAATAACAATATCTTAACTAGTAATTTAAAAATATTAACTACATTAGAATCTAATGATATACATCAACTTAATAATATGTATTATGCATTAGTAGATATATTAACAATATTACCTACTAATACTGATAGGAAATATTCTAAATTAACTTATGATAATAAATTGTTAGAATATAATGTATTATTGGAAGAAAAAAACACTTTATTACAAACACTTAATTTTATATCAACTGAAATAATTATATTAGAAAAACAAAGTAAAGAAGAAAATATTTCTTGTCCTAAATGTTTATATAGTTGGCAACTTAATTATGATAGTAATAAGCATAAAGTTTATATAGAAAAGAAACAAACTATATTAGATAAGATATTAATTATAGATGATAAAGTTAAAGTTATAAATAGTTTTTTAGAAGAACTTAAAAATTACTTTAGTTTATATAAAGCATATCAAAATGTTAAAACAAAATATATTAATATGTTCCAAGAATTATGGTTATTAATAGATACAAAAGAATATCTTATAAATTCTCCTAAATATATTTTAGATATAATAATACTTGCTATAAGTGACCTAGAATCGCTTCTAACTATAGATGCTAATAAGTATAGCATTACAGAGTTAGAACACAATATAGAGCTTCTTAAGACTATCCAAGACGATGATGGAATGAATATAGTAACAGATATATTTAACATCAATGAAAAGATAAAAGAAATATATGAAAATAAAGCTATAAAAGAAAAAGAATTAGAAGAAGAAGAATATATACATAGAGTAAATCTTAAACTTATAGAATTACAAAATGATCTAAATAAAGAAAAAACTAAATTACATAATAATACAACTAGTATAACTATAAGTAAAATAATAGATGATATAGATATTAAATTATCTTCACTTAAAGTAGATTTAGTAACAACACAAACGTTACTTATGTCTTATAATAATATATCATCTATTATAGAAAGATATAAAATAGATATAAATAGCAGTGAACATAGTATATTTGTTTTAAATTCTATTATATCAGAATTAAATCCCAAATCAGGTATGATAGGTAAAATAATAAGTAATTATCTAAATAACATAATACATTATATTAATAAGATAGTAGAAAGTTTATGGGATTATAAAATGCAAATAGAACTTTATGATTTAGATAAAGATGTATTAGATTATAAATTTAAAATAAATGTAGAAGATAAATTAAATGTAAAGGATATTTCATTAGCAAGTAGTGGTATGAAAGAAATAATAAATTTAGCTTTTAAACTATCAGTTATGAAAATGTTAAAATTAAATAAATACCCTATTTATTTAGATGAGTTTGGTGTAAGATTAGATGCTTCACATCGTAGTAAAATATATGAATTAATTTTTAAGTTTTTAAATGATGGTAATTATAGCCAGATATTTTTAATAACACATACTGATATAAGTTTTAGTAACTTTAAAGATAGTGAAGTTTTTAAATTAAGTTAATGTATTATATAATGGTGTATATATGTGTGTATGTGATTTTATTTCAGTTACTTATATATATCATGTACTAGCCTATGTATTATATTTTAACATATAGTTTAGGTGGTATATAAATTAACATTTCCAAGGAGAATCAAAATGAGTAAAAAACAAACAGTGGTAGTTGCAATAAAAGAAGAACTGGTGAATATTATCAAAAATTCACCAATTGATGCTGATCTAAATTACTTAGATGTGTCAGGTATAACTGATATGTCATTTTTGTTTGCTAACAATGAATTTACTGGTGACATTTCAAAATGGAATGTTAGTAATGTTACTAATATGAAGTTTATGTTTTATGATAGTAAATTCAATAGTGACATCTCTAAATGGGATATTTCCAATTTAACTGATATGTCTGCTATGTTTGAATGTAGTGAGTTTAATGGAGATATTTCAAAATGGAATGTTTCTAATGTAACTAATATGTATAGTATGTTCTGTGAAAGTAAATTTAATGGTAACATCTCTAAGTGGGATGTTAGTAATGTAATTGATATGTCTGACATGTTTCAGTGCAGTAAATTTAATGGTGACATATCTAAATGGAATGTTTCTAATGTAACAAATATGGCAGCTATGTTTTATGGTAGTAAATTTAATGGTGATATTTCTAAATGGAATGTTAGTAATGTTACTAATATGGCAACTATGTTTTATGGTAGTGAATTTAATGGCGATATTTCAAAATGGAATGTATCTAGTGTAACAGATATGTTTGGTATGTTCTATAATGGTAAATTTAATGAAGACATTTCGCATTGGGATGTTTCTAATGTCATTAGCATGGCATTTATGTTTGCCTTTAGTAATTTTAATGGAGACATTTCTAAATGGGATGTATCTAATGTAACAGATATGTCTAGTATGTTTCAATATAGTGAGTTCAATAAAAATATATCCAAATGGGATGTATCTAATGTAACAGATATGTCTAGTATGTTTTACTATAGTAAATTCAATAAAGATATATCCAAATGGGATGTATCTAATGTTACTACTATGGAGTCTATGTTTGCCTTTAGTAATTTTAATGGTGACATTTCTAAATGGGATGTATCTAGTGTTAAAGATATGTCCAACATGTTTCAGTGTAGTAATTTTAATGGGGACATTTCTAAATGGGTAAAACAACCAACTTAACACATGCATGGTAAACGATTAACACCCTTTACCACGTATGTGTCAATTAACCACTACACCTAAAAAGTGTAGTGGTTATTTTTGTGTATTGGATAAAATTTCAGTTACTTATATATAACATGTACTAGCCTATGTATTACATCTTAACATATCGTTTAGGTGGTATATATGCTAGTCTTTTCAAGGAGAATCAAAATGAACACAAAACAAACAGTAGTAGTAAAAAACAAAGAAGAGCTGATAAATATTATCAAAAATGCACCAGTTGATGCCGACCTAAATTACTTAGATGTATCAGCTGTAACTGATATGTCTAATCTATTTACCTCTAGTAATTTTATTGGTGACATTTCTCAATGGGATGTTTCTAATGTCACTAATATGGCATACATGTTTGCCTCTAGTGATTTTATTGGTGACATTTCGCGTTGGAATGTTTCTAAAGTTATTAACATGGAAAACATGTTCTATAGAAGTAGATTTAATAATAACATTTCGCATTGGGATGTTAGTAGTGTAATTAACATGGCACACATGTTTGAATGCAGTGAATTTACTAGTAACATTTCTCAATGGAATGTTTATAATGTCACTAATATGATGGCTATGTTTTATAATAGCAGATTCAATGGTGACATTTCAGGGTGGAATGTAGCTAAAGTTACAAACATGGAAGCTATGTTTTATAGTAGCAAATTTACTGGTGACATTTCAAGATGGGTAAAACAACCAACTTAACATATCTAGGTAGAGTATATTAATCATCTACCTAGATATGTCAAATAAC